GTGGAGTTCAGGTAGAAACTGACCGTGATATTGTTACTAAAACAACTGTAATTACTGCAGATGAACATTACGCAGCGTATCTCTATGATTTAACAAAAGTTGTTAATATCACATTTACGGGTGTATAATGGGACGGCTACTAAGTCGCCACTTGCATAAATATGAAAACATAAATGCGACCAAGCAAGTGAAAAATGATGAACTAACGATGCTTACCGTTAATCAGCTAAAAGAGCTTCTTGAAACTAAAGGGATAGAATATACAAAAAACGATAAGAAAGAAGATTTGATTTCAAAATTAGGAGTTGCTTATGGCTATCACTTATGAAATAAAAAAGCTTTTAGGCGGTTCATCGGATGAGCGCTTGGAAATAATCGAAAAACGCACTCGTGAACGTTTATTACTGATTCTTGGTTCTGACCTTAAAGAAGTACCGCCAGAACTAGAATATGTTGTTTTGGATGTTTCCTTGAAGCGTTTTAATCGTATCGGTCAAGAAGGCATGCAGTCCTACTCACAAGAAGGATTAAGCATGACATTTTCAGAATCTGATTTTGATGAGTATGCCGATGAAATTGAATCATGGCGAAAATCAAAAGAAACTGAGGGCGATAAGAAGATAGGGAGGTTCAGATTGTATTGAGATATTTAGATGAAGTTACTTTTATCAAAGGATCGCCTGACTCCCATTATGACCCTGATTTGGGCGAATGGGTTGAAAAGGAGCCTACCAGAACTGTTTTTAGTGCAAATATCACTGATATTGGAACTGACAGAAGTGTAGAAGTTTTTGGAGATATTAAACAAGGGGCAAAAGTCATGCGAATGATGCCCCTTTTTAATATGCCAAAATATGATTACATTGAGTTTGATAATAAAAAGTGGGCTTTAATGACCTATCGCAATCCAAGCAAGAGAAACACTTTTATTTTGCAGGAGGTCAATCAATGAAAATAACTGGAATTGATGCCTTGCAAAAGAAATTGAGAAAAAATGCCACGCTTGATGATGTCAAACATGTTGTAAAAAGCAATATTGTAAGCATGAACAAGAATATGCAAAAGCTTGCTCCCGTTGATACTGGGAATATGAGACGATCAATTACTAGTGAACTCACAGATGGGGGTCTTTCAGGAACGACTGGACCTCATACTGATTATGCTGGATATGTAGAGTATGGGACGCGATTTCAAGCTGCACAACCATTTGTAAAACCTGCGTTTAACATTCAGAAAAAAGTATTCACAAATGATTTAGAAAAGTTGACGAAATGATTAAAACTCGAGACCAATCTATTTTTGACGAATTGTTCAAACGAATACAAGCTTTGGGATATACCGTTTATGATTATAAGCCAATGAATGAAGTGGGCTATCCATTTGTTGAATTGGAGAATACTCAAACTATTCATGAAGCAAATAAAACGGATATTAAAGGCACAGTAAGTCTTTCATTATCTGTTTGGGGCTTACAGAAGAAGCGCAAGGAAGTGTCTTATATGGCAAGCAATATATTTAATCAAGCATTGAATATAAATAGCACAGATGGCTATTCTTGGGCTTTGAATTCACAAGCAAGTACCATTCAAATGCTGGACGATACAACAACAAA